TTTTAAACTTAAGCTAATGGAGGCTAAATGGCGTACAATCGTACACACAAATATAAGAAACCCTTTCATAAAAATAGGGATAACAAACCTTTTGTAAAGAAAGAGTTTGAACCAAAACCACAAGGACTACAAGTCATTGTAAGAAATAATGATATACAAAAAGCATTAAGAAAACTTAAGCGTATTATTAAAGATGACGGTCTATTAGACGAAATCAAAAACAAGTCTCATTACAGGAAACCATCAGAGATAAAACGAGAAAAAAGAAAAGCAGGTCGTGCTAGATGGTTAAAGAAAAGAAAAGAAACAAAAAATCAGTTAGGGTACTAATGTCAAACGATAATGACAATCAAGGCCCTAAAGACCCTAAGATTATCAAGGGGCCTTGGTTAGATGAAAATCAATTAACTCAAGAAGTAATCAATGATCTAAATCGATTAGATCAAGAAGAAAAGTTTAAAGAACAAGCACAACAACAAGGTTTAGGACAACCACAACAACCATTTGAAGAAAGAGTTACTGTTGAACTAATTGATTATTTTCAAAGATCGCACAAAAGAAAACAAGAAATAAAAGCGTTAGTTGATTTAAATAAGATTAAAGCTGGAATAATCGAAGGTTTAAGAATACAAGAAACAAAACTAAAACAGGTTATTGTAGAATTAGAAAAACGAATAAAAGAGTTGGAAAATAAAAAATGATTATTCTTGACATGAACCAAATTAGTCTTGCTAGTTTAATGATGCAATTATCTATGGAAAAGACAAAGATAGTTGAAACAGATAAAGTAAGACATATGATTCTAAATTCTGTTAGAATGTATAGATCACAATTTAAAGAAGAATATGGCGAAATTGTATTGGCATATGATAGTAAACATTATTGGCGTAGAGATTTTTATCCATATTACAAAAAGAATCGTAAAAAAGCAAGAGATAATGACAATAATAATTGGGAACAAATTTTCGAATGTTTGAATAAAATCAAACAAGAACTAAAAGATTATCTACCATATAAACATCTTGAAGTGCAAGGTGCAGAGGCAGATGATATTATTGCAGTATTGGCAAAAAACATCGATGAGAAAATGATGATTGTCAGTGGCGATAAAGACTTCATACAATTGCATAAATATAAACAAGTACGACAATATAGTCCGATACTAAAAAAAATAGTAAATGGGAAAGACCCAATCGACTATATAAAAGTACATATATTGAAAGGGGATTCGTCTGACGGTATACCTAATGTGTTGTCAAATGATAATGTATTTGTAGAAGGTTTAAGACAAAGACCCTTGAGTAAAAAGAAGATCGAAGCGTGGAAAGACGGTGAGTTTGAAGGCACAACAGCAACGCAAGAAGTTATGAGAAATTATGAACGAAATAAAACACTTATAGACTTAGATAATGTTCCTGTTGAACTTTCACAAAACATACTAAAAACATTTCACGAAGCACCATGTGGTGATCGAAGTAAAATATTGAGTTTCTTTATCAATAGTAGATTAAAGATACTCACTGAAAGTATAGGAGACTTTTAAAATGGCAGTAAATAGAAATATATTTAATACTAATACTAACAGCTCTAATACGTTGTTAATATCTGAAGTGTTAGATAAAGTACACAAAGCAAAAACAAAAGCAGATAAACTAAAAGTTTTGAGATCAAATGATTCTGCACCATTAAGAATGGTAATTAAATCTTCATTTGACCCAAAAATCGAATGGATATTACCAGAAGGTGAAGTACCATTTAAGGCAAATGATGCTCCAGCTGGAACTGAACATACAAGACTTCATTCTGAAGCTAGAAAACTATATCGTTTCGTTAAAGGTGGCGATGCAGATACACCTCAGTACAAAAAAGAACTTATGTTTGTACAGTTGTTAGAAGGTTTACATGAATCAGAAGCAAGACTACTTGTAAATGCAAAAGAAAAAAAATTGCATCAAATATATAAAGGTCTATCAAAAGATTTAGTTAAAGAAGCTTTTAATTGGAACGAGCAGTATAATAGAAAAGATGCATAGGTGATAAATTGGTTCTTGGAAACTATATTAAAGTATATGAGTCTAAGTTAGACAAAACTATTTGTAATGATCTAATTGTTCATTATAAAGAAAATGGTATTTGGAAAGATTCAACTTTTTCCTCTAATACAGAAAACACTGGTTCGTCTAGTGTTAGTATGAGAGAACATTGGATAAGACCAGGTAAAAAATATCATAACGTATTAGATAAAACTTTCAAAGAGTGTGTTCACTTTTATATAAAAGAATATCCTAGAATTACACCAGTAGCATATACAGGATTTAGATTAAATCATTATGGTGTAAATGGATTTATGAGAAACCATACTGACAATATTTACAAAAGTCATGGACAAAAATTTGGTTATCCTCATTTAACATCACTAATATTTTTAAACGACACATACGAAGGTGGTGAGTTTCTTATGTGTGATCAACAATATAAGTATAAACTTCCACAGGGTAGTGTAATTGTCTTTCCTAGTAATTTCATGTTTGATCATGAAGTTTCTAAAGTCACCAAAGGTGATCGCTACACATGTATGACTTGGATAATGTAATGAGAAAATTAAATCATCAAAGAATATTCCCTACACATATTTTTCAAATGGATAACTTTTATCCATATGTAGATGAATTAAGTAAAGTAATTGAATTAGGATACGAACAACATATTCCTAATTGGCAATCTAGACCTAATCTACATAATGAAAACAACTTCAAAAATTTTGCTGAATATATCATAGATATAAACAAAGAAGTAATTCGTGATAACTTAGGTTATCAATTCGATGATATTAAAATCACAGACATGTGGGCAAATGTATTGAAACCTGGTGAGTATCACGCACCACACACACATTCAAATAATTTTTACAGTGGTGTATTTTATACAGATGCAGAGGACACTTCTGGTATTTGTTTTTCAGACCCTAGAGTACAAGCAAATGTTATTGTTCCTACATCTACACCGAATCTAGATAATGCAAATGTTCTAGAATACAAATCAAAAACGAATCGAATCTATCTATTTCCTAGTTGGATATATCATTGGGTACCTGCATTAAAGGGGAACAAAACGAGAACATCAATAAGTTGGAATATACAACTTAAAGGAAACGTAGGAAAATCAACACATTTTCAGAGTGCTTTTTTTGAATAAAATGCCAAATTAACCCTTGACTTTATATCATATGCTTGATATTCTAGCTGTATAACAAAGGAGAGGTTAATATGTACAAAGTAGAAAAAACAGCAGATACACTATTCAGAGGTGTTGATAACATGATGAACGGTGCCAAAGAAGACTATATTAAATGGTCTACTATGGGTGGCAAAGAGTTATCAGGTTATTCAAAAGAACAAGTTGATACTTGGGATGACAAGATCAAAGTAAAAGCTGGACAAAAATATATCAAGATTGTAAGAGACAGAGGCGTATTTGCTTTTGTTAATATCAATAACCCTAAATTTAAAAAGGGTGATATATTTAAAGCGGCGGGTTATAATAAACCTGCGTTAAATCAAGCAAGAGGAAATGTTTTAGAAGGTGGATACCACATTCAATGGACAGGTCCTTTATACTTAAAATAGAAAGAGAGGTGAATAATATGAAAACATTTTTATTAGGTACTGCAATTTTATCATTAATTATGGCCGCAGGTGCAATCGAAGATTGTAGTGGTCATTGTATGGGTCAAGAGAATTGGACACTATTCTTTATCATGATAGGTATAGGATTAGTTTCTGGTTTCTTTGGAATATCTTTACAGGATAAACAATAGAATTTATGAATTGGGTTATGCGACCTCTCAACCTCATCATCAAAATGCATAACCCATACCCACACTATATTATGAGGTTGAAGTGAAAAGTGGGTACTTTAGGGGGGCGACCATTCGGATACGCCCCTCTTTTTTTCTAAGGGAACTATGTCAGAATTAAAAAAACATTACAAGTATATTAAATCTTTAGGTGTCAATATTGATATAGACACAGGTATTATTACAAATAATTTTTCTGGTTATGATATGCCAGATTACTCATCTGATAGATGTTTGATTCCTACATCTGACAAAATTACATATACATCACCGAAGAAAGTATTACCTAAGTTAGACTTGCCAGAGGGAAAGGCAATAAGTATAGCATATAACAAAGGAAACTATCAACTCGTAGATAAGGAAGACTTGAAGAATGTCTAAAAAGTTTGTAGGAAATATTGTTAGTGTATCTGGTGGAAATAAAAAACAAAGAACCGATGTTTTTGAAATGGCATTTTGGTATATTGATAGATACATGAGACGATTTAGAAGTTTAGAAATAGACATTGAATTAGTTGCAGATAAGAGTATGGACTTACCTGATTGCCATGGATGGGCAGAAAAACGAGGTAGAAGAGTTTTTGAAATAGAACTTAATAAAAATTTAAAAGGTGATGATTTTACAACTATTGTATTTCATGAACTTTGTCATGTAGAACAATGGGCAAAAGGAAAGTTGGCTGATCTTAATAAAAAAGGTAATGTTGTAAGGTGGAAAGGTCACATTTATGAAAATTATTCATATACAAAACAACCTTGGGAAAGACAGGCATATAGAAAACAAGAAGTTGCTTTGAAGTATTGGAAAAAGTATAAGAAAAACAAGGAAAATAAAATATTGACAATAGACATAAAATAGGTTATTATAGAATCATGAATATATTTGAATTAAATAAAGACCCAGCAATCTGTGCAGAAATGCATTGTGATAAACATATTGTTAAAATGCCTATTGAATATGCTCAGTTATTGAGTACTGCCCATAGGGTTCTTGACGGAACTGAATACATTGGTACAACTAAGACAGGTCGTAAAGCAAAAAGATGGCGATTAGATGATGATAGAGAAGATGTTCTATACAAAGCATCACATGTAAAACACCCAGATGGTATATGGACAAGACAAACATCAGGTAATTACTACAAACTATTCTTTTTATACATGGCAACTCTTGCAGAATTTAAACATAGATACGGAAAAATACATGGTGCAAGTAAACCCTCGTTGTTTTTACAAAGAGCACCTATGAATATACCACAGGGTGATGTAACTGAACTACCTCAATGTATGCCAGATTATTGTAAAGTAAATGGTAACGCCATAAAAGCGTATCATAAATATTATATTAATGAAAAAAAAGATTTTGCAACATGGAAAGCAAGGCCAACGCCAGAATGGTACTTACAAGGGTAATATGAATATATACAAATGGATAGAGAAAAGTTGGTTTTGGACTAAATGCTTTTTTGCTGTTATGGTAATTTTAGTTTCGTCTTTTATATATGGTACATTCAATCCAAACGCAAGTATTGTAAAAAATATTAAACAAAATTATGATTTAGAAATTATTTCAAAAATAAAAGTGTTAGGTCTAAATGAACCTGCATTTGAATATACTAATAATGTACAATTTGTTCAAGCAATGCATAAATGTATTGACTTTTTAAATATGACAACTACATATGATCAAAGAGTGCCATATGAAATGATTATTGGACAAGCAGTTTTAGAGACTGGTTGGGGTAAGTCAAGATTTGCAAAGAAAGCAAACAATCTTTTTGGAATTAGAACTTTCTCATCTGAAGTACCACACTTATTAATTGAGGGAGTAGAAGATTGGCCAGGTTGGGGAGTTAGAAAGTTTAAAACTAAATGCTCATCTGTAAGAGAATATATTAGATTATTAAATGAACACTCAGCATACTCTGAATTTAGAAAACTAAGAAAGTATATGTTAGATAGAAATCAAAATTTAGATGCATTAAGACTAATTAAAACACTAGGTAAGTTTTCTGAGACAGCAGATTATGCTAAAAGAACAACAAAAATGATACTAAAAGTTAGAGAAATGGAAAAAAATCTCTTGACAAAAGACTAAAAAAGTTTTATTATAATAACAATATGCCAGGAAAATGGGACGGTAAATCAAGAATTTCTAACGACTTATATCGTAAAAGACACGAAGAGATATTTGGAAAAAAGAAAGTGAAGAAAAAATTGAAACCAATGACACCAGAAGAAGAAGATCGAAACGCAAGTGTTATAAGACTTGCTGATGGTACGGTAATAGGATTAGAAAATCCTAAAAGTGTTGGATATAAAG